GCCATTAAAGGCGTACGTCGCACCAAGCTGGCTTCAGGCTGACCCTGCCAACCAAGGGGTATTGTCCGGCCGTCGTGAACAACGATCGTTGAGAGCTGACTCTCAACATCTCGCACCAGCCGAGATCTGTATCCGTAAATGACGGACTACAGGGTCGAAGGCACTTAACCTGGTACTTCTCGTGATTACCTTTCGGTGATCGCGGGGAGCCCATGCGGGTTTTAAAGCCCCTTAAGTGTTGACTTCGTTTCACTTCATCACTCATGAGCCCCATATAAGGCTGACTTGCGTCAGACTTATACGGAACTTTCACGATATCGCTTATGCGATGGCGTAAAAACTCACTCGTGACGTGGTAGCCCTTCTCATAAAAACTGTTCTGGTAAGAACAGAAGCTGAGAATGGACTCCGGACTTCCGCGATGATTCCATACAGTACGAATTTTCGTAGGTGTGATATCGACTCCTTTATAGGCGTCGCACCCGCAAGATTCTCGAAAGAACTTGCCTGTACAACACTTGCTGGCGTTAAACATGAGTTTAACCTTGGGCAAGTATGTCTGCAAAACCTCATGGTCTTCGAGGAAGCAGATGAGATCATCTCCGTACACGAAAACGCTACTTCGGGCGTGAGCCCAGCTGTAGCCTTTCTCGTATACGAGCGCCGAGACACACAGTGCGTAAAACACGAATGATTCAATGGGGAAGCATAAAGCCGAACCCATCGGAGCAAACTTGTTCAAACACACTGTACTACCGTCAGGAAGACGCGTGAAACCAGATCGTGTAGCGTACAAAGCATCTAACAAGGGACATAAGTCCCCGAAGAGGTGCTCCACAAGCCACATAGATACGCGGTCACTAGCGTCTTTCATATCAAGTGTAGCTAGACTTCCGTCTAGACTACCCTCCAAGGCAAGCCTCCTATTAATCTCTTGATCTGTGAAATTCACATGACCTCGAGTATAATAATTGGATTCTAGATGGCGCATTACTGCGCGACCTAATCCTTGTTGGATCCATTGGTATTCCAATGGCTCACAAGATATGAGACGAGGGCCCCTAGAATCCTTAGGCACAAGGACCACTTTCGCGGTCCCAATGTCAAGTTCAGGGAGCTCAAGATACTCCTCCAACCTGTCGCACAAATGCGACAAGTTATAGTGGAAATACTCTTCGTATGGGTAAACAACAGCGATGTTGCGATACCAACGCGAGAAGTACTTCTTCTCCTCGGCCTTTTCGCCAGTGGCGACAGAACCGGGACCATGACGCGGCGTAATTGCCGTGTGGTCAAAGTCTTGGAAGACGCGCGCCGTAAAGGTACGAGCCAACCGCAACCATGAAGTATCCTTGGAATCGAAAGTTGGGATAATCCCAACCTCTTCATCCACCTGCTTGAACGAATTAATAACATTTTCATGTTGTTGGTTCGAACAAGGTAGTTCATACCTGTAAAACAGGTAAAGGAACTGTCTCAACGACCTGAGTGCATCGACGGACGCATCACTGCGTTCGCAACCGCTCTCATCGAAGATACTAGCCCACAAGCTACCCAATAATTTCGGGAGCTGTGTACCTGGGACTTTTTCAAGCCCTTCGATACATAGGGGAGTATCAGTAGCAAGTGCCTTATCAAGGGCCTTGCCATAGGCTGGAAGGGTCTTCGTTAAAAACGAAAACCCTTCGTTGCCAACGCGTCGACGAATTTCTTCGGCGTCGCGTAAGTGATTGCGATTGTCACATGCCTGGTTAGGGCTTGTAACCGAATTGCTCGCCACGTCAGCGTGGAGAGACATGGAAAACTCCAGAGCGAACTCTAGAGCTTGGCTATTATGATTTCCCATATGGGTGAATCTCACTAGTCTCCTCATCTCCCACGATAACGGCCTGGCCGCACTAGGCGGACTTTTGAGCTGGAAAGCTCACGAACGATCTAAACGCATTGAACGAATCCAATACGAACCTAGACCTTCTAGGCGAGGCAGTTCAAAGAACCACCTTGCCTAGTTTAGGGCTCGGCGATCGGATCGTTTAGCAGAAGTTTCGTCAGCACGGTAAGATCGTTGATAAAATCAACGATAATACCCACCTGATCCTTAACGACTGCAGTGGAGAAACCTGCGCGCGGCACGATGATGTTCAGATAAACTGACATCGTCACCTCTGGCACTGTGCCATTGGCTGCGACGGTTAGGTCTGTCCGCACAACGTGACGGTCCACGCCGATACCTCCAGCAACCTTAGAAGGAACATACTGATGTGAAATCAGCAGTTTCTCCGGGCTACCGAGGGCAGCGGCGGGGTTTGTCCGGATTGTGGAGACGGTTTTACCGTCTACAGATTCCGGCATTGCGACCAGGTTATAAGTCCTGGCAGCGTTAGTCAACGTTGCGATCCCATTACTGGGGTTCAGTGTTACCGTAGTACTCATGAGGAGATTATCCTTTTGGGTTAATTACTGCGTTAGTCATTACGTAGTGGGATTGCTACTACAGCAACCGCTGCGCCAACAAGGAAGCTGACAAAGCTCCTTGTTGCGCACCGAAGCCACTACCTGAACCTACAGACTTAAACATGACCGGAATGGCCCGTTTACGAATGTATGAATGGACATCTGCTGACCACATTGGAATTAGGGGCCCTCGCCCGAAACTCCTCTGTAGAATTGCAGACTGAGCGAACTTCACCGAATGGCAGAAGTCGATCAGTTCGACTTGTACACCCAAATTATCGGCTGAGTACTGGCTAAGCCAGTCTCCAACACCGACGAACCAATCGACGACGAAGGTGAACGGAATATGATTCCACAAAATTTGTGGATTCAATCGAACACCAAACGCGTCGAGGAACGCAGCGACCTGAGCCAATGGCCCTGTATCTACACCATAGCGATAGCAAGCTGTCGCAGTGTAGAGAGGTGACTTGACCCAGTTGTACGTTATCGTAGCATGCTCCCAACTACCGTAGTAGGTAGATGAGTTTGCAGGCAAGGCGTTAGCCAAGCTTTTACGATAGTGGTGCCGCTGTAATTTACCTGCATCAGCCACAAGCTTATCAAAGCGAACTTTCCAACCGGAAAGTTCGTCAATAAGCTTCTGGACATCAGACATGAACGGTTTTACGCCGAAAGACCACGTTAAGTGGGCGTTGGCCAGATACCGCGCAGTCTGAGAAGCACGCCGCGCAAGCCTCTGCCTGATCCGAGGATCAGTTTTGAGACTAGCTAACGACGTGATGTGCTTGAGGTCGCCTAATTCTGCAACGAAGTTGACAGTATCAGGAGCTCCATGGGACATTGAAGGGTACATCGCGGACCACGCCTCTTGCGAGAGCGCGGACCAGTCAGGGTTCAAGTCTTGAGGCATACTATGGGGATTGGTTACCCAATTGACGATCGCCGAAGCGTTCGTCAAGTTATGCGTTATAGAGCCATCGTTCGCATCCGCATAAGTGAGATTCACTGGAGAGTGATTCTCATTATAACGAGTGTGAGTGCAATCATGAGGCGCTCGGAAGTGCCTTATGTACTGCGAGAGATTATAGTCTCTGGACTT